ATCATCCATCCACTGTTTCTCCATTTAGTTTGTCATGGCTAACCATAACAAATGTAAGATTGGGTGAGGGTGCTCAGGGATGTGTCAGGATTGCATATTTGGGAAAACTTGAAGTTGCTATTAAAATGGTATTATTGGATGATTTTCAAACTCCAGACCATTTTATGTTGTCATGTAATCTGATGAAAAAAATTAACACTGTTTATGCATTTGGTATCAATGATTCAATTGGATGGGTCATTTATGATGTTGGTGTACCATTGCAAAAGATAGTACCAGTTTCACATTCATATAAACACAAAAAGTCAACTGTAAAAAGAAATGCTATCATTGAAAGATTCATAACTAAACATTTCAAAACACTTGATGTCGATATTGCAACAACAAAATTTTATCGGGATGAACAAAAAATGCATACCCTGTTTGCAGAAAATCCGATCTTGTTTAAGGGTATGTTGATTGATCAACTATTAGAAATAATTCATCGGTTGAAAGACAATGATATTATTCACAGAGATATTTATTACAATAACATTGTACTAATCAATGGTAAGGCAACACTAATTGATTTTGATAGTGCAAAAAATGAATCATCAAGTATGGTATTACTGCGCGGTTCACTCCGATATTATCCATATGACGCAATTTGTGACAAACGATATTATACCAATGAATCTGATTTATACATGTGTTCATTTGTAATCTATGAATTGATTGAAGAGCATGAAATCTATCCGGAGACACATGGTGACACTGAAATGATAATTGACAAAAGGGCATCAAGGATTCATCCAGAATGGTCAGACAAAGCTGAATGTTTTGAAATGCACGTAACAATAGTAAACAAGATTTGGTCAGCACATTGACAAAAGTTGAATTTATAAAATGGTCTTATAGTTATTATGGTGTGAATATAGTAAATATTATGTTCTGCTGTAAACCTAAATTGGAAGATGTAATTTTACCTTATGGCGTTGATATATGTACTGGACATTATCATGATTATGAAAGTCAAATAGCTGATTTTGTAGCCCAGTGTGATTCTAGGAAAATAAAGTCAATTGATTTGATACAAAATGAATATTGTTTGTTATCATATCCATGTAAAGGTCATCGTGGAGTCAAAGTAATTTTTGCAAATAGTGATGCACTTGAATTCCAATGTGGAAGTGTTACAGCAGGAATTATATTTTGTTTCTGTGGTGTTTCTAAACATTGTGTTGAATATGTTAATGCTCCTATGAAGAAAAAGATAGAACAGCTGAGACGATCCAAATATCCTAAATTCAAAACAATTTAATTTATATTTTTCTATTTTATAATGTCAACAAATTGGCAATACAAAGCTCAAAAATATAATATAAAATGTAACAACATGATCATGCTATTAGGTGGTGCTGATACAGATGAATCAGATCCACGCAAAAGACTAAAGACAACACACGATTCTGATGGACCACCGGATGATTCAAGTGGACCTGCAGGCGCTGGCACAGGTGCAGGTGCAGATGAATCTGGTGCTGCTACTGGGTCTAGTGCAGATGATACAAGTGGACCTGTGGACACAGGTAGTGATACAATATGGAGTAAATTTTGCGGAAAATTTGAGCATATACCAGAAACAATGCCAAAAAAAATGCGAACACCTAGATATATTGTTGGTGGCATGACTGATCGTGATGAAGCATTTTCACAGCACACAGGAGAATGTTGGCACGATAGTATTCTTCAATTTATGTGTTTTTCTGATAAAACTAGAGATACTGTCATATCAGCATTAATACTAAATGAAACAAAAGTTATAATTGATACAATATCAGCACATCGACAGAAATATTTGCCGTTTGTATTTACCGATGATATTAAGACCATATTTACCGGACTTTTAAGGTCTTATATTAATAATGTGCAGAAGCGATTGTGTAATTTTATTAGTGATAAATTAAGTTATACAGTAGTTGATGGTCATGTGGGGTGTGCCAAAACGACACTTACCGACGATATGATTGGAAAAGAATTGAGTGATAAAGATGAAATCTCAGTAATGGGTGAAATAGGAATAAAGCGGCAAATTAGTGCAGAGACTGGAATTACAACAGCATCAAGTGCGTTGGGATTTAATAATTTAAATTCAGACTCTGATCATATTTTTAGTGAACGCGGAGGTACTATATATGATGCTTATTCAATTTTGTGCATACTGTGTTATGTATTATTACCAAATGATGAAATGATTGTATTTGAGTCATTTGAAAATTTAAAACTGGGAAATATTACAGAAGATGAAATAGATGGATTATATTTGACGTCAAATAATCACGCAATATGTACCTATGATTTTGGTTCAAAAGGAGTAATCTATGACGATAATAATGCAAAAATGTTTGATTTTGATTGGAGACTTTTTATAAAAGCTTATCTTTATTTACTAAATAATCCAACCATCACAGAGTGTAAAATACAATATGCATACGATGATATACCTGTTTCCACTATTCAAAATAAATTATTTTTTAAAATAACCCGCAATACACCTGACGGAATTAACACAGGATATTATTGTGTAGGAAATAAGACAATACCAGTAACAGACTTTGTATATGTTGATATTCAAAATGCAGAAAAAGTATTTGAATTTAATATTGGGGGTATGATGATTCATATTCCCAATACTAAAACATATAGTAGACGAGATATGGCAATAACTAATTTAACACGCAATAAAATGTATGTGGATTTTAAGAATGGATACTTTAATCATATTTCCCGATATTTAGACTTTATAACGCCACAAGACATTCTTGATTTTTTAATCATATTGACTCTAAAAAAAGATATTATAGATAAACCTCAGTTTAAAATAATGGTGCACAATTTATTAAAAATGGTATATATGTCAATCAAAAAAATATCTGCTAGTGCTGCTGAAAGTGATTTTTTAGTGTACAAAACAACATATTTAAATTATCTTAACTACGCTGGTGGTGATCCAGATATAATGGCGTATGAGCATAAAATGCGTTACATAATAAATGATTTTGATATTTTAGACATTTAGTAATTCCAATTCATTGATTTTTTCAACAACTTCTGTCAAATTGTTATCACATGCCCACATTAGTGCTGTATCATTTAATTCATTTTTTTGTTCTATATTACATTCTGTGCCAAAATTAGTGAGCATTGTCATTGCTACATCTGTTAGCTTATTTGTACATGCCCAAAATAATGCAGTAGTTCCATTGTTACTAGCTTTTCCCACATTACATTTTGCACCAAATTTAGTGAGCATTTTTATTGCTACTTCAGACATGTTATTTGTACAGGCCCATAACAATGCAGTACAACCAGAATTATTTGCTTTTCCTACATCACATTTTACATCATTTTCTTCTATTATTTTTAATGCCACATCTGTTAACTTACGATAACATGCCAATATTAATGCAGTATCACCACGCTTATTTGCTTTCCCTATATTACATTTTGAACCAAAATTATTTAACATTTTTATTGCCACATCTTGTATATTATGTATACATGCCAGCATTAATGCAGTATAACCAGAATTATTGGCCTGTCCAATATAGCATGTTTTTGTATCAGAATCTGCACCAAAGTTATCCAATAAATAATGGATCATATCCATACCTTCACAATTATACTCGGGTGCAATATCATGTAAAATCCATAACAAAAAATTGTTTCCCGTCTTGTCTCTTATTTTCAACAGTTTTTTTATTGTTTTTGCATTACCTGTCTCAGGATATGCAATAAATGTTTCTATGTATATATAAATTGGTAAAAAATCATAATGATCAGTTGTTTCTATCAATTGTTTCAACCATGCAAAATATACTGGATTATTAATATTATTTATTTTTGCGAAATCAGGATTGATGGTTGGTTTAATTTTGTATATTAGTTTTAGTAAATATTTGACCATCATATCACTATCTATCATATATTTATCAATATCATCCTTTCCAATAAATGGTAACATCAAAATACATATTTGATCTGGTGTCAAACTGAGTTTATCTATTTTACTGCCTACATCAGTTGTACGACAGACATCAAAATATGAATTCCTGAACAATTCACTCTCAGGAATTGCCGATTTTTTTATTTCGACATACCAGTCCCAGCTTTTTGAAATTTCTGATTTCTCCATTTCAATGTGCCAATCCGACATTTTAGTGTATATCTCACTGTGGTATAGAAATAAAAACAATACATAATTTCAATTTTTCTAGATAAACAAATTTATTATTTTGACATAGTATGTATTCTTTCAACAACTTCTGTCAGATCATTTTTACAAGCCCATGTTAATGCAGTCTCACCATCACGGTTTGCATGTTTTATATTACATTTTGTAGCATATGTATCAATTATTTTTATTGCCACCTCTGTCATACCATTTTTACAGGCCCATATTAGTGCTGTATTAGTAAGATCATCTATCTGCCCTGTATTGCAATCTGAAAAAGAATTAAGTATTTTCATTGCCACATCTGTTAACTTTCTTTTACATGCAAATATTAACACCGTAGTTTTTGTATTATTTGCATGACCAATATTAGACTCCAAAATACACTTATCAATCACTAATAATATCACATCAATCATATTATTACCACATGCCCATAATAATGCTGTATCATTCATATGATTTACTTGTCCTGCATTACAATCTGGAGATATCTCAATTATCTTTATTGCTACATCTGTCAAATTATTTCGACATGCCATCAATAATGCTGTTTCATGATTACTATTTACCTGCTTAATATTACATTCTGTACCAAATTTATCAAGCATTTTTAATGCAACATCTGACAACTTATTCCGGCAGGCCCATAATAGTGCAGTTTCAGAAAATTTACCCGCAAATCCAACATTACATTTTGGTTCCAATTTATCTATCATTTTAAGTGTAATATCCCTTTGTATTTTTTTACAGCATGCCCATATTAGTGGTGTATTATTTGTGTGATCAGCAGTATCAATATTACACCCTGCACAAAAATTATCTAATATAAAATGTACAACATGATCTGTGCTGTCTGTGGTATGTAACATAGTGCATATGCACCATGATAAAAAATTGGTTCCTGATTTATCACTTATTTTTAATAATTTTTTTATTATTTCGGGATCACCTGCTTCAGGAATTACAATGAATGTTTCTATGTATCTATAAATTGGTAAAAAATCATAATGGTCAGTTGTTCTGATTGATTGTTTCAACCACGCATAATATAGTGGATTGTTAATGTTATTTATTTTTGCGAAATTGGGGTCAATACCTGGATTAATTTTATAGACTAATTTTAATAAATATTTTGACATCAATGCACTATTTATTAAACATCTATCCACATCATCTTTTGTAATAAATGGTAACATTAGTAAACATATTTCGTCAGCTGTTAAAGAAAGTTTATCTATTTTACTACCCACATCAGTAGCACAACACAAATCAAAATATGAATCTATAAACATTTTTCCTTTAGGCATTTCAGACTTGTCCACTTCTATCCGCCAATCAGACATTTTAGTGTATGCATATATGATATATCTTTTTATGATAATAACCAATACATATCTTCAATTTTTCTTGATAAACAAATTTATTATTTTGACATAGTGTGTATTCTTTCAACAACTTCTGTTAGACCATTCTTCCGGGCAAATGTCAATCCAGAATCACCATAAATATTTTTGTGCGTGAGATTACATTCTGCAGGGGAAAAGTTAAGTATTTTCAGTGCTACTTCTGCCATACTATTGCTACATGCCCATAGTAGTGCGGTATCACCCATATTATTTATTTGAGATGGTTTACATTTTACACCATATATGTCAATTATTTTTAATGCCACCCCCGGTAATTTTTTGGCACATGCTAGTAACAATGATGTTTCTTGTTTAATATTTGTGTGTGTCGCAGCACATTCTATACCACTTTCTAGAATTTTTAGTGCCACATCCGACATGCCATTACGACATGCCCATGATAATGCTGTATCACCCATATTATTTACATGTTCCATATTAGATGAGGTACCATATGTATTAATTATTTTTAATGCCACATCTGTCATACCATTTCGACATGCTCGCAACAATGCTGTACTACCGTGCTTATTTACATGTCCTATTTTAGATTCCACACCACATGTATCAAGTATTTTCAATGCGACATCTGTTAAACTATTGGTACATGCAATTATCAATGCTGTATCACCATTTGTATAATTGCATGCACCAATATTGCATTCTACAGAAGAAAAATCAAGTATTTTCAGTGCTACTTCTGCCATGTTATTATTGCATGCAAACATTAGTGCTGTATCATTTGTATTACTAACATGTCCCATATTGGATTTTACACCGCATATATTAATTATTTTTAATGCTACTTCTGTCATACCATTGGCACATGCCCACATTAGTGCCGTAGCGTTATGGTTATTTATTTGTCCTGCATTACACTCCAAACCAAATTCATCAAATATTTCCATTGCTAATTCTGACAATTTTAACTTACAAATATACAATAACACAGTATCACTATTAATATTTGTGTGTCCTATATTGATATTTGTACTAAAATTATTTAATAAAAACCTCATGGTGTCTGGCATAAAATATGTATAATGTTCACAATGCCATAACATAAAATTATTTCCTGACTTATCAGTTATTTTTAGCAATTTTATTATTGTCTTATGCTTACTAATCTCCGGATTTTCAATAAAATGTGTTATGTACTTGTAAACTGGGGTAAAATCATATTTGTCAGTTGTTCTTATCAAATGTTTCAATGACACAAAATATAATGGATTATCAATATATAATGGATCATCAATATCTTTGAATTCTATGACATTGATGTTTGGTTTAATTTTGTGCACTAATTTTAACAAATGTTTGGCCATCATGTCACTATTTATCAAGCATCTATCAATTGTATCTTTTGTAAGAAATGGTAACATTAAAACACATATTTCATCAGGAGTTAAACTAAGTTTATCTATTTTGCTACCTACATCAGTTGTACGACACAAATCAAAATATGAACCATTGAATAATTTACTCTCGGGAATTTCAGATTTATCTATTTCAACCCGCCAACCACGCATATTGTTGTATGTGTTATTATGTTGTTGAGTATGTGGTAACCAATATACATTTTCAATTTTTATGGCTGGCATACAAAGTGATAATACTAGCTATGTTACCCATGCAAACTTTAATAAAAAAACTATTAATCTAAGCACTTGCAGCAAGCAATTTTGCTACCACATCAGCCATGCCATTCTCATTCTCATGTGCTAATGCCAATGTCAATGCCGATTCACCTTTAGCATTGACGTGGGCAATTTTGCACTCTGATCCAAACAGATCAATCATTTTTAGTGCAACATCTGCCAATCCATTACGACATGCAATGATCAGAGCTGTGTTTTGTTGCTCTTTAGTTACTTGTCCAAAATCACACTCTTTCCCGAATGTATCAATCAGCTTAATTGCTACATCTGTCATACCACTATAGCATGCCTCGATCAATGCAGTTACTCCGTCAATGCCATGTTGCTTAACATTGCAAAATGAACCGAATTGATCAATCAGTTTCATTGCCATATGTGGTATCTTGTTGCGACTGCATGCCCTTGTTAGTGCTGTGTGACCGGTAAAAAAATGTGCCTGCTGTGGCAAACAGTCCAATCCAAATGTGTCAATCAACTTAATTGCTACATCTACCATAGTAGTGGTGCAACAAAACATCAATGCTGTGATACCCCTGTTGTCCACATGACCTACATTACACGCTGAACCAAACATATCAATCATTTTGATTGCTACATCCTTTAGATTGCATTCACATACTCGCATAAATGCTGTGTCTCTGCAGTAACCAGTATCGACACAAGATACGTTACATTCTGCACCAAATGTTTCAAGCATGTGAATAATTAGATCTTGTGACTTGTGAGCACATGCCCACATCAGTGCCGTTGTTCCATCCTTATTTGCTACCTGTCCCACCCTACATTCTGCACCAAAATCATCAATAATCTTTGTTGCTACAGCTGGCATGTCAGACCGACACGCAGCAATCAATGCAGTGTCACCATCATTAGCTACCTGTCCCACCCTACATTCTGCACCAAAATCATCAATAATCTTTGTTGCCACAACTGCTCGATCATTTTTGCACGATTGTAGCAACACTGTGGAACCATCATTAGCTACCTGCCCCACATTGCAATCTGAACCAAACTTCTCCAGTAGAAAGAGCATGAGTGTCTCTGCACGGTTTGGTTTATTGTTATAATTGATTATATCTTTTTTGTACTTTCAATTTTTTGGAAACCACTTAAAAATAAAAAATTATAATTATAATGAAAGCATAAGTTTTACTGTTCTTAAT